CGCAAGATCAGCAGTTGCAATCGTGATGATTGTCTGTTTCTCGATTGCTGACGTGGCTTCGGCCAGCGGATTTACTACGTCTTTATCGACGATAGCGGCCACGGTCAATTCGTCACCCGTTGAATCGACCGTATAAGTCGCCGCATCTCCAAAGAACGACTTGATCAGCGGCACCGCAGTCCCGTTCATCAAGTCGCTAAAATCCGACATGGGTTATTCCCAACCGAAGATCGCATAAAGCTCCGTCGCCAGAGCTTCCGACCCATTGTTGAGATACGCCCATGCCGTGATGTTGCCGCGCATTACGCCAGCACTCCAATCGGGCCGCCGATCAACTTGACTTTGCAAGTCGTGGAAGCGGCGGTAGCGGTTTCCCAAACCGTTCCAATCGTGTGCTTGCCACCGGTGGCGACGCCGGATGCAAAAGCCGCTTTAAACTGCGAACCGGTGGTGCGATAGAACACGCGATTCCCGGCGGTTTTCGCGCCCGTCGCAACAGCGGCGACCGAAAAGACGCCTTCCAGCGCAATAGCGATTTTCTGACCAGAACCAGTGGCGGAATTCAGCGCCACTCCGACCATGCGATTAATGACGCGCAACTCACCATTAGCAACCGCACCAGTGGTCGTATAGTTGAAAACTTCGCCTTCAGAAAGACTTTGAGCCATGACATAACTCCTCAAACTTATTAACCAGCCGCCCATGATTGGGCGGCGTGATTGAATGGATTAGTTGCCGCGATACTTGTGAACGGCGCGGAAATCGAGAGCGGACACGCCAAAGTCAACGCCCACCAGATAGCTGGTGCCTTGCCCGTCCCACTCTTCGTTTTCCCGCATGTACGGTTCGGCCATGCCATTCAGGAACGCGACCTCGAAGGTATCGAAGATGTTGGGATCGGCGAGCAAATACCATGCGGCGGTGCCGTAGGTTTGTCCGTCCAGGCGGGCATCCGTGATGACCTCGTAGCGACCGCTGAACGGATTCGGCGGCAAGGTTCCCGCAGTACCAGCCGGGTCATAAGTCGCGGCCATCAGCACGCGCGCGGTGTGCTCCAGCGCTTTCGGGACCATCAGGAACCGTGGCTGGATGTTCAGCACCGCGCTGGTGTTCGGGTCGGTCTGCTTCGCCATGGCCACACTGGCAGTATTCAGCGTCGCTACGGTTGGAGCGGTTGCGGCGGCGACGTAGTTCTTATGGCTTGACGTGTCGAAAAGCGCCGTGGAGTCCTGATTCAGCGTCGGACCGGTGCCGTTCAGCAGCGCATAAGTGATGTCGCCCACCTTGCGGTTGCCAGCCCGGCCCATGGCGCGGGGAATAGCCGACAGGGCCCGCAAATCGTCGTTGATGATCAACTTGCGAGTGATGCGATATTTCTTCGCATAGCTCACCAGCTTGATCGTCTCCTTACGATCCGTGAACTTTCCATAAGTGATGTCGCCGTCTTCCGGGACTTCATCTAGGCCGGTGAAGCCGGAAAGCCCGCTAATCTCGGCAGTCTTGAAATCCGGCAAGGTGCCGCGCCGCGTCCAGGTTTGCCAGGTTTCCGGTGCCTCTTCCCAACCCTGAAGCAGCGACTTGTTGGCCACATTGGCCAGGATGTTCGTAAAGTCGGACGTGGTTTGCCCAGCCGCGCGATACGTCAGCGCCCGCGCCGCAACGGCGTCATCGTCCAAGGCTTGCGTGTTGATGCCGTGCATCCGACAGTAATCGCCGGCCAGGGTAATCAACCGCTTGCCCACGAAACCACCGGCCCGCGCGCCGTCAATGGATTTGCGATCCGTCAGCACACCAGACTTGACGAGCATCGCCTCAGTAAAGCCGTTGCGGAATTTCTCGGTCTGATCTTCGCCCATGCGGACCCCAGCACCCAACGGGCGCGGCTGATAAGCCGGGGAGTCGGTAGGCTGACTGCGGCGAACAACGCCGAAAACTTGCACGTCATCAGGCACGGCACCGGGATTGGAAACCGGCTCCGCTTCGCCGCCCAGGGTATCCATGACGATCTTTCGGGTTTGATCGGCGCTCCATCCTTCATTCAGCGCTTGCGCTCGAATGCCGTCATACACCGAATCATGGGGGACGATGGGATTCGCAAAGATTCCATCGATTTCTTGCAATCGATTGCGTTCGTCACGCACTGCTTTAGCGCGCACTGCATTGGCATCGATTTGCCGAATCGGCGTGACCGGCTCACTGCCAGCGCCAGGATTATCAGTAGTTCCGACTTCGACAGCCGGCGTTTTAATTTCATCAGTCATGTCAATATCTCCAGGCATTGCTCTACCAAAGCCTACGGTTGAATCGGCTCCCAAACCAACGATAGAAACTTCTCTAGGCATCCACTCGAAAAAAAATGTGTCTGTTTGCGGGTCATATTGGGCGGTATCGAAATTACGCTCATACCCAATAGACAAATCTACCGGTATCCCCTGATTGAGCAAATTGATGACTTTCTCTGAGTCTGCATCATCTTTTGCAAATGAAACATACCCGCGTGTTTTCTTATCCGATTCTGATAATGAAAACCCTTCAACTTTCCCAATAGCCAAAGAAAACGCGTTGTGCATAACAAGTAATGGCAAAACTCCGCCATCTTTCACTTTCGACATGTCGATAGATTTTTTGTTATGTAATAGAACCTCTTTGCCAAACTTTTGCTGAACTGGGCTTTCCGAAGAGAAGCTAGCCGGGATTCTTTCACCGGCTGAAACTTTCTTGCCAGGGTCAACCGATATTGTAAAAACCCGACTTCCAGGCATTGTTCCGGTTGGCTTCTCTTTCATGCCGCTTCGTCCTGTACTTGTAGCGCTTTTTGCGTTTGCTGTTTCGGCTGCGAATCCAGCGGCGGGCGCACGTCCAACGGATCGGCCATGAGTTGCGCGTCAACCGTTGCAGGATCGCCGCCCAAGTCCCGAATAACCTGTTGCCGACTTCTAAACCCAGCCTCAACCATCGCCTGAAAGGCTTCTATCTCTTTCTTTGGATCGATCCACGGGATTTGCGGCGGGCGGATTTCAGGACGATAGAGGCTCATTTCATCCACGCCAGCCGGTACACGCAAAAGCCCAGAAAGCCGAGACGCATCAATAAAGCGCCGCCAGACCGGCAAATAGAATTTCTCGCGTAGGTAATCGAAAATGCGGCGGTAATGCGCGACCGTTTCGACCAGTTCTTGCCGTTGCGCAGAATACGTACCGTTGTAATTCTTGGCGATGCTGGAAAAACGCGTTCCGGTGCCGGATGCAATCGCCCGCAGTTGCGAATTACGGAAGAGTTCAAGATTCGGATTTGGGCGCTTGGAGTCGATAACCCCTACGTCTTCGCCGGGCTGCAAGCCGTCGAAGATAAGCCCAGGCTCCATGGAAAACGAACGGCTCCCGGTCTGACTCTCTTCGCCCGTCATCGTCGTGGTAACGGTATCCGACAGCGCCGAATCGCGCTTAATGAAAGCGGTGAGTGCGGCGGCAACCCGCGCGGCGATTCTTTCGCTCTCTTCGTAATCCTTGAGATCGTCCAGCCGAGTCAGCACGCCATGGAAAACCGATACTCCACGCGTCTGGTGCAATCGTTTCACCAGCTTGAGGTGCATCATGTTTTCAGCGCGAAGGAAAACGGTATCGAATCTTGAACCGGGAAGAAT